ACCAACTGCTACACCCACAGTCACACCAACCAAGACACCAACATCGACAACTACACCAACCAAGACACCAACACCAACTGCTACACCCACAGTCACACTTACAAATACACCAACACCAACTGCCACACCAACATCGACAACTACACCAACCAAGACACCAACACCAACTGCTACACCCACAGTCACACCAACCAAGACACCAACACCAACTGCTACACCAACACCAACTGCTACACCAACTCCTACTAAGACGCCAACAGCTACTGCCACACCAACAGCTACTGCTACACCAACACCTACTAAGACGCCAACAGCTACTGCCACACCAACAGCTACTGCTACACCAACTCCTACTAAGACGCCAACAGCTACTGCTACTGCCACACCAACAGCAACCGCTACTGCTACAGTAACTCCTACTAAGACACCAACAGCTACTGCTACACCAACTCCTACTAAGACGCCAACAGCTACTGCTACTGCCACACCAACAGCAACTGCTACTGCTACAGTAACTCCTACTAAGACACCAACGCCTACTGCTACCGCCACACCAACGCCTACTGCTACTTTAAAACCTTATGCAGTAGGAGGGGTGGTAACAAACTCAGGGGGCTACACTATTCATACATTTAAAACTAGTGGAACTTTGCAGATATATACTTCTCAACCTCTTGATGTAGAGGTGTTATTGATCGGGGGTGGTGGTGGTGGTGGAAACCTAAGAGCCGCCGGCGGCGGCGGTGGTGGTGGATTTGTTTCTTCTACATACACGTTTTTAGCCGATACAACGGTTCCCGTTGTTGTTGGTGCAGGTGGTGCAAAATCTAGCAATGGAGGCGATTCTGTTTTTACTACTCTAAGAGCCATTGGTGGCGGCGGTGGAGGTGATGGAGAGGGTGGGAGCAACAACGGTAACCGTGGTGGTTCTGGGGGTGGAGCAGGATTTAAAGGAGGATGTTGTGCAGGCGCTGGTACTTCGGGGCAGGGTAGAGTGGGTGGAAACAACAGATGGGGCAATTGGATAGCGGGCGGAGGTGGTGGCGGGTACGGTGGTGCAGGAGGTTCGGGAACCGGGAATAATCAAGGAGTTGGAGGGGCGGGGGGAAAAGGTGGCTATTCATTAATAAACGGAATCAACACCGCATACTCTGGGGGTGGTGGTGGTAACGGAGAACACGTATCTGGGGCTGGTAGTGTCGGTGGTGGTGGTGGTGGAAATACAAATTCTAATGCTGGGACAGCTGGCGGTATTAATCGAGGTGGTGGAGGCGGAGGAATTGCCCATGGTGGATCCGGAATAGTAATAGTGAGGTATTTAACATGAGTCATTTTGCAGAAATTGATAATGATGGAAATATTTTAAGAGTAATAGTAGCAGAGCAGGATTTTATAGACAGCGGGTTTTTAGGAGATCCAAAAAATTGGATACAAACAAGTTATACAAACAGCATAAGAAAAAACTATGCTTCTATTGGCGGAAAATATGATAAAGCATTAGATGCTTTTATTCCAATTAAACCTTTTAATTCTTGGATTTTAAATGAACAGACTTGTTTGTGGGAAAGTCCCATAGCTTATCCAATCGACGGACAAAACTATTATTGGGATGAATCTCAAATAAAATGGATTCTTTTTCCTTCAGTTTCTGAGTCATAGATTGTCTCAGATTTTACTATCTTAGTTTTAAAGAAATCTTATATTATAGAGAGTAAAATATGCCTAATGAGTTGATCAGAAGGATGGATGATTTGTTGAAAACTGACGTGGTTTCAAGACATAGCTATTTTCAATTAAAATATTTTTTAATAGGAAAAGAACCTACAAATCAAGCTAAAATGTGGCAATGCCTAAGGGAATTAAAACTAAGAAAAGATAACTTAAAGAACATAATACTACAAATTGAAGAAGAGAAAGATAAATTAGAGCTTCAAGAAATAAATATTATTAAATTAAATAAATTAAAAGATCAAGAAGCAGATGAACTCACCAAGAAAGAGCTTGAAATAAAACACAGGCAATTAAATAGAGCTGTCGAAAGTGTTAAAAACACAATAACAGACCTGGAAGAAAAGCAAAAATTCATAGAAGAAGAGTGTGAATTCTTCTTACAAACATATAAAAATATTGAAAAAATAGAACCTATTAAGAATTTTGATGATTTTGAAGCTCAAAAAGAATACTGGGGCACAAAACTCCTGGAGAAAATGAATCTTAAAATTTTGCTTGAAAATAATATAGATATAGATCTAGTAGAGACAGTTTTATCTCTACCAGATGACATACCTATAAAACAACAGGTTTTAAATAAACTGAATGCTTTACAGTCAAATATGATGAATTTACAAAATGAATATACTAAAAAATTAGGTGCATCAAATGGCAAGAATTGATAGTTTAAATATCGGCTATATAACCGGAGATCTTTCTTTATACCCAGAAGCTATTGACACCAAAAAAAGTCTATATGAGGTTAAAAATAATGCAACAACTACTTTGAAACAAAGTGTAGGATATTCTGCAAAAAAAATTATTGTCGAAGATGCATCAGGTTTCCCTCTACAGGGGTTAATAAGAATTACAAATAAAAAATTTAATTCCGGGGAATTAATTTATTACGCAGCCAGGACTGATAATACTTTCAATAATTTGGTTCGTGGTTTTGCGGGATCTAGACAAAATCAATGGACCCTAGGGAGCACCGTGTCCAACTCTGTTAGTGCAGAGCATCACAATGCTGTAAAAGATGCTGTTATAAAAACAGAAATTAATTTAGGTTTAAAGTCAAATCCAAACGATATATCTTTGAATGGGATATTAAAAAACCAAGAGAATAGATTTCTTACACCAAAGCCATTGTTTAGAGCTTATCCAATTTCTGGGGGTGCTCCTCTCACAGTTTCTTTTCAAAACTTTAGTCTTGGCATGGCGCCAAATGAGTTAAATGGACCATTAATTAGATGTTTTTGGGATTTTGGAGATGGAACAACATCCACTGAAAAAAATCCAATTCACACATACGCAAAAGAAGGATCATATTCTGTAGAGTTGGTTGTTGTGAGTGTATTGGGCGGGCAAGGAATAGTCACAAAGAATAATTATATAGTAGTGGATGATACATTAAGAACCCCATTCTTTTATGTAAAGAATTCTCCGGATGGATTTGATGTTTTAACAACAACTCCAAACATGACAAGCGGCACATCCTTTTCTCTCGCAGAACCAGAAGAGTGCCATGCCGGCGATCAGTTTGAAGTCGTGCCTATAGGCGAAAACCCTACTATTTTTGAATTTGTTGATCAAACAGATGGAGATGTGAAAGAAAGATATTGGAACTTTAATGGAGATGGCTGTGTAATCAAAAAGTTTTATTCTTGTGGTGTTGATAATAATAAATTCAAATTCAAAGAAGATATTAGAAAATATTTGACTTCGCCTTATACTGGCCAATATGTAATCTTTGCTTATGAGCAAGGAGGTGCAACAACAACAAAAATCGGAAAAATATCCTCAATAGATGGCGACGGAAAATTGATCACAATATCGAAGGGCGACGGAAGTAGCCTGAGTTTAAATAATGTTATGATTGGGAAGGTTGGTCCGATAAATGGAAGCTTCTATACTGCCAACTGTGGCGGACAATCAAAAAATCTTTGGAAACCAGAAATAGTCAGGAGCTACACAGAGACAGACCCAAATATACATACTATATATTTTATGTATAAAATAAATTATCCATCTTCTTTATATAACCCTTCGGTGTTTGTTTCATTTAACAATCAAACAATTAAAAAAGCTTTCTTAAAAGAAGAAATAACAATAGATTAGGAAAAAAATGAATCTCAGCAACTACCCAGAAAATTTCGATACAAATAAAAATTTGTATGAGGTTCATGATTATCTAAGAGTCTCTTTAGCGGAAGATTATATTCCAGGAGTATCCAAAGAAATATATGTATATGGCAACACAGAAGCTATAGATAGATTCCCAGATCAATCTCGCGGAGGAGGAATAATAACACTGACGGATCAATGCGAGGAAATAAAACAAAGAGCCATATCTTTTTATTACACAACAAAAACAATAACATCTTCAACAACAGCATATTTCAGTGGAATTAACATTCTTTCTGGCTTTGAGGATGTTAAAAAATACAAGGATATAACAAATATTACACAGAATGTGATGGCTGAGCATCATAATTCTTTAAAAGACGCCGTTATAAACATAGAAAAATTTGCAGGAGTACAGGGTGAAAGAGCAGCTAATCCTTTAGAAGGAACAATTGAACAAAGAACTAATTATCTACGATACTTAGTTTTAGCTCCCAAGGCTTGGTTTGGTGTTGATAAAAAAATAGGATTGAAACCAAGTGTTATAAAATTCACTGATTTAAGTTTTAGGTTGGGCACTGACGGTACCAGTCGCTCCACAGAACATAAGTGGAATTTTAATTATGGATCTGGTGATTATTTTGCATATAGCAAATCATTTAGTTTTAAAACCTTAGGCACGGGCGAAGTATTGACAACTGTTAATGTGGAAGTTACAGAAAGTTTCTTGCCAGAAAACTATACTTTACAGAAATCCACAGATGAGTGGATTAGTCATAGTGATGTTGGAAATAGTAGATCTTTCAATATTATTTATTCTTCTACAAGAAATAATCCAAAATATAGATTAGTCATAGGAGAAGGAGGAGATAAATCTGGGGGAATTACCATTTATTTAAATTTAGATCAAGATAGTTTAATTTATACTTATGAAAATCCTGGTTTTATTGATGTATCTTTAACTGTTACTAATGATTTTGGATCTGATACGTGTATTCTCAGAAATATAGTCAATGTAAGAGAATTTTGTCCTTCAGAAGCAGAAATTAATTTTGTGCCCGGGGTGACCCAAACTTTCTTGGGCGAAACTTTCTTAGAAGAAGAAATAAATAAAAGACTCTATAGAATCACATCTCCAATAAACACTTATATTTCAATAAACATACCAACTTATAATCTAAAAACAGTCAGATACGGCGCGCAGTCTAATTTTTTAGGCTCAGGCACTCCGGGCGATCCTTTTACAAGAGCTTCTTCTATTGCTTTGTTTGAACCTGACGGACTCAATGAATATCAATGGGAGGCAACAGATCCTGGTTTGGCCACCGTTAAATTTGATTACTCTGATGGCGAACAAAACTCAAATGTTGCAATAATTTACAAAAATGGCGACATTATTTATTCTTATTCTGATACTAACTATCCTGCTTCAACAAGTATAACTTCCCCAAATTTTAGCGTGATCTCAGGAGATGTGATAAAAATAGGCAGCAGCTCTGCGGTCAATCAGAAGTTTGAAAATGTTAGTGTATCTGCCACAGCTTCTTTAAAAAATGGTCAAAATGCATCAGATGCAATAAATTCTTATTCATGGGGAATAAGTGATGATCTCACTCATCTTAATCAAAGTTACACAATAGCTTCGTTTAGTGTTGGGGGAGTTTATGATGTAGTTTTGAGAACAGATACTGATAGTGGGAACTACCGGATTACAAACTTTAAATCAAGCATAGATGTAATAGAAAATTCAAATTTATGGATATGGACAAAAGGCAAATCTGATGTGATTGTTTCTCATGAATTTGGACTTATAAGTGAAACATTTAAAACTTTAAATAACACTTCTGACATAGGCCCAAAATTCAATAGTAGTTTTTTAGGAAGTGTGGGAACAAACAACTGTGATTGTGGAACAAAGTGTTGTGATAGTTGCTATTCATATAGTGAAAAATGCAGATCTATAAGAGAATTCGAAAGAAATAATGGTTTTGCTAAGATGGATAACTATGGGTCTGGTAATAAAAATTCTGAGGGTTTGATGTTTTGGGCTACGGGAAGAGATAGTGGCGAACCTGTTTTGTATGAAGGAGTGTTTTTTCAAAAATACAGTTCTTTTTATGATGTTTATTCTGCATACACTTTAATAGGACCGGCCGTATCTAGACAATGGGGTTGGGCTGGATTGCCTTCGGGAGGAGATAATATTTATTTTATTCTGGGGAATAACAAAAATGAATCATCTGGGACAAATGCAAATGCGTGCGGAGATGGAAATGTATCAAAAATAGACACTAGCGTTGTTTCTTTGTCTCTATCAAATTATATTTATAGCACAAATTGTTTAAATTCAAGCTCATTCAAGAACGGAGCAGAAGATATAAAAAATTATACCTTGCCATCCGATGGGTATAGCTTCACAAGATCGGTTTGGAGAGATGGATCAGGATACATACTCCAAAATTCTGGGGAGGGTAAATTCTTCAGACTCAAAAACTTTTATAAAACAAGTGGAATTACATCAAATCCAATTTCTGAAATTAAAAAAATAAATGATCTTTCCGGTCCAACTAAGACAGAAGGTCAGCTAGTAAATCTCTCCAGTGCAATATTTCTGTTTAATAACTCTGGTGCCATATCGGTATTCAATTCAACAACAGGAGTTTGGTCAACCGGTGGTCCTGGAGTTGGATCTACAGCTTTTAAATCACTTCAAGATTCTACTGTAACTGGTTTTGATGATCTTAATCAAACTTTGCTGGCTACTTCAGATCAGGATCATAATGTATATATAAGCTATGACTATAGTGCTAAATCCTTTGTCAAATTCAATGATATAGATCTAACTTTCAGGTATCTTGGAGGAAGACCTGGCGATATTAATGAAAAACAATGGCTATCTACAATATATTAATACGAGGAAAATGAATTGACAAGACCGCCGCCAAATCCACTATATCCCAGCAAATATGACTCTGACGAGACATTGTTTCTTGTTTTCAATACATCGGAAGCAATATTGGCTTCTGACAATGCTCCGTGGGCGGACGAAATAGAAATAAGACCTTCTGAGAATAATGAATTATGGTCAAATAATGGATTTGCAAACATAGAAGGAGAGTTGTTTTACTACAATAGTGTTGAAAAAAAACTTGTTAATGGCGAACAAAAAGTTTTTAAATTCAAAGAATGTATTCGTAATTTGGGCGGAGAAGAAACAAAATACAATTATTCTGGGGTTAAAGTAAGAGGTTTTGTAATAGCCGAGCATCACAATCAGATGGTCGATGCCATTATAAATGTACAAGAATTTATAGGAAATAATTTTTCTACTGACAAGACCACACTTGACTGGAGGATAAGAAATCTACAGGCAGTTCCCGCTATATTTGATGATTATGGATGCCCAGATGTAAATTTTACATTTAACATACTTGAAAACAGTCAAACAACAGGCGTGCTTGCTCAATACTTACTTGAAATAAATGGATCTTTCACAAGTTTTAGATTGGATTTTGGTGATGGGAATTACACTACAAATGTATTACAAGGTAATCACACATATGCTCCAAATTCAACTCCAGATCCTGTTTTAACAATTTTTAATGATAAATGCTCCGTTACATTCACTCCTACTGACAGAACTGCACCCTTAGAGCCTGTTGTGGCGGAAATTATAACTCCCTTAGAGATTCCTATTCCTCCACCACCAGATATACCACCTATATTAATAACACCTTTTTCTCCACTTCCAAACAAATATAACATTCCTCCTATTGTGTTTCCGTGTCTAGACGTTGGTAACATAAATGCTGTGCCTTCTTCTATCAATATTGGCATATCGCCAATTAACATTCCAAGCAAAATAACAATATCGCCTATTACTATTCCACCGATATCGATAAGTCCAATAAAAATACCCGATATAGGAATATCCCCTGTAAAAATAGATATAACTGGCTCTTTGGCATCCTATATTAGTCTATCTCCAATACATGTAGATGGAGGTTTTAGCTTACCATCTAAAATTAATGTTTATCCTAACGGGCTTAACATACCATCTATCATTAGTGTGATCGGAATGCCGCCCAGCATTCCCAACAGAATTACAGTAAGTGGGCTACTTGATATTAATGGGTATCCTTTAATTCCATCTATGATATCTTTTTCAACACCAACAATGGTTGTTGATTGGGGAGGTCCATTTGGTCTACCTCCGGTACTTAGCGCCATAGTTACAGTTCAGTGTCCGACTGGCGTTCCATTTATGAAAGATCTTTCTGGGCAATTTATCGAGCCTGGAATGGGCTTTATGGGAAACAGAAACTATTCTTCTGAAAACCCCTCTATGAATGCAACAATAGAAGTTGACAGCTTGGGAATACCGTCTGTAATAAATATTGTTCCTCCAAGTATTCCTCCTTTGACGATAGACACATCTAATATTCCATCTTCAATAAAAATAGAAAAAGTAGATCTTCCGGAGCAAATAAAAATAATAGCACCAGATGTGAGGCTTCCATCTGAAATTAAAATTATCTCAGAAGCAGATATACCAAAATCTATATTTTTAGATGCAACAAGTGTTCCTACTATCATTCAAATAAAGAGTGATATCCCAGAATTTATTGGATTAAATATTCCAGAAGATTTCCCAAGAGAAATCAAGATTGATGCTTCTGGTATACCCAGCCAAATACAGGTTGTCGGAATACCTCCTGTTATAGAGATAAACGGAAATATTCCATCGACCATCCAATTGTTAATGCCAGAGAAACCAGAAATAGAAATGGTCTACAAGGGGGCTCCGATAGATGTCAAAATACAATTGGATATAAGTAAAATCACAGGAGATGATCAAAAACTCAATTGCGTAGCAATTGTTCCTTGTAAGTAATATGTCACCCAAAACAAAAAAAATAAAAAATAACGAATTCATAAAAACTCCAAACTATAATTTTTGGATAAGAAATTTTTGCAATAATTCTTGCCAGGTAATAGATGTAAACAAAACTATTAATGAAAATGAATACTTTCTTTTGTTAAAAAATGAATTTGAAAATAACAGAAAAAAATACCCTTGGGCAGACTCAGAAAATAATAACTTTAATACTGCCGTAATAATATCAGATGGTTATGATTTTGATGAAATTCATCTTTTATTAAAGAAAATCAATGGTGTTTGTTTTATGGGTGTTAACAATTCTTTGAAGAAGTGGAATAACAACTCAACCTCTCTTGGTTATTATGTTGTGAATAATCCATATGAAGATTGCTTGCGTTTTCTTCCAAACAAAAGAAGTCTCCCCAAGTGCATAGCATCAAATAGAACGTGCCCAGAATTTTTAGAAAATTATAATGGTATAAAATATAAGTACAGCCCGGCGAATGAAGAAAGTATAAATTTCAATAAATCTTCTGACGGCTATTGCCAAATAGATGATTATAGAAATCCAATTTGTGCATCAATAAACTTAGCGTACAAATTTAATTGCAGTGAAGTTATATTGTTATGTTGTGATGATTCTTTCAAGGATAATAAGCCAGGAAGTGTTCAATTAGAAAACGGACTTTATACCTATCCTCAACAAAACATAGCTAATGAAATAATAGATTGTTACTTATATTGGTTTGCAAAAAATGGAAGAAAAGCATATTATTATGGTAATGGAAAAAAATTCAATAATGCAGAGTATATAAAAAAGGAAGACATCAAGAATTACTTAACATGAGAAACAACAATATAGATTTTTCTTTTATAAATGAATTCAGTAAATGGATGAAAGAAGAAAAAGTTAACAAAGACTTTAATATAAAGAAAAATCAAAGAGTATACCCTAAGCATTCAAAAAAATTATCTTCCAAAATAATTGCGGAAGAAGGTTGTTACAAAGAATTAACAAAAGATTTCATTAAAAGAGGCGGAGTTATACTCAGGGCTGATGGCGATATGCTTATGGTTGAAGTTCATTCTGGGACTTTTTATATTAATGAAAAAGAAGTTTATTTCTAATTTTTCCGCAGCATAATTTTTTGTTTTTCAAAAAAATTACTATTTACAAATAATGTAGGTGTTACCAACACCATAGGTTTTCCGTTGGCGGGCAGCTCTGAGTATCCTCTAACTTTTAAATTAGCTTTTAATTCATCAAAACTCGTTGCTGTTTGTATCCAAGGCTGCCAATATAACAAGTTTTCATCTATGTAGGATTTAACCTTGCCGTACCAACTTGAAGGTAAATTTAACAGTTTCAGATCTTCTAGTGGTGTTGGACCTATGTCTCTAGAGTAGAGCTTTGAAAGTATTTTGACACCTTTCTTGTCTCTTTTAGCCAAATATAACCATAAAATTTTTAAATCACTTTTCATTTTTTTTAAACATCTCCTCAAATATCATCTCTAATATTATTTGTGTGTATAAATCATTTTGTCCAAATTGACCGAAAAAAGTTTCAAGTGTGTCTTTTGCTTCTTCTATTTTTTCTTTTTCTTCCATACAGATATATAGCGGTTTGTTGCTAAATCCAATGGTTTTCTGGCTGTGGAGCATATATAAATACATGAGCATATTTAAAGTAAAATTAAACAATGGCACACAAGGCTTGTTAGATAACGATCCAAATGGAATAAGCATACAAAGAAGTGTTTACGCTATGGGTCCGGATAGAATTAGCCGAGAATTAAAAGATGGAGAAACATTTTCTGGCTCTAACTACTGGAAAAGGTATGTTTATCCAAATGTTTCTGCTGATTTGGCATTTCTTATCATTTTAGAAGATGACGGATCAGCCTGGTATGACAAAGCAGATATCAACAATATTCCCAAAGTTTATAAACTAATTATCAATGATGGTACAGACTTTACCGATAACGTTATTGATATACAAAGTGATACAAATAGCTTTGCTGACTTTGTCCAAATAGCAAATCAATCAGAAGATCCAGTTCAAATAAGACTTAACGGTATAGATAGCGCTATTTTTGATCTTGGGGCAAAAGAAGTTCAAGTTTTCAATGTAGGTGACCTGAATATCCAGAAAATTGAAGCTAAATTACCTGATGGTTCTTCTGGTCCTGTTTCCCTACAAGTTATCTCAGCAATAGTAGTTACTGAGTCCACTAAGAAATAGGTGAAATATGGCGCAATTAATAAGACCAAGTGATGTTAAAATTATAACCAAGGACGGTGAACTAAAAGTTTCGATAACTTTGGATTTAAACATAAATATGAATGGTTCTGTTGGTGCTTTATCTGCCGATGGTAAATCTAATCCAAAAAAAGAAACTTTAATAGATAATTTAGAAGATAAGGTAACCTGGGCTATTCCAGACTTTATACCAGAAAAAATCGATTTTGGAAAAAAGAATTAAAGGAGATATCATATGATTGGGATGGATTGTGGAACTTACACGCTCGTTTGTTGTAAAAGAGATGAAGACGATAATTTTGTTTATAAAAAAGAAATAAATGCATTTCTTGAGATGCCTTTGGAGAATAAGTTTGTTTTTAATATGATGAAAAATGCTGGGGTTCCTCTTATTGAAAGAGAAAAAGTTGCATATGCTCTTGGAGAATCTGCTGTGAACATGGCTTATACCATGAGCGGATTAGAATTAAAGAGACCTATGACTTCAGGGTGTGTTAACCCCAAAGAGAAAGATGCATTTCAAATATTAAGCATAATGCTCCATAGTTTAATAGGAGAAGTAGAGAGGGACAAGGAAGTTTTGTATTATTGTGTTCCATCTAACGCCATAAATGAAGAAACCGACGCTGAGTATCACGGCAAGGTGTTAGAAGCTATATTCAGAGCTTATAAGAGTGATAAAGGCTACACAGTGGATCCCAGACCCATCAATGAAGCCTTAGCTTTAGTTTATGCCGAGCTTGGACACAAAGCCTATACCGGTGTTTCGGTTTCATGTGGCGGTGGGATGGTAAATGTTTGCTTTGCCATGTTTGGGAACCCTTTATTTTCATTTTCAATAGTTAATAGCGGAGACTGGATTGATAAAATGGCTGCTAAAGCCACAGGTGAAGGTATAGCTTATATCAATAAAGAAAAACATAAAATAGATTTGTCAAAAACACCCACAACTCTTGTTGAAAGAGCAATACAAACTCAGTACAGAATAATGATAGAACATACTGTAACTGGTATTAAAAAAGGACTTTTAAATACATCCAAAAGTGTTAAAACTGACCAAGCTATAGACTTTGTTGTAGCCGGCGGGACATCAAGCCCACCTGGGTTCAAAGAGCTTTTTACACAATGCTTAAAAGAAGCAGATTTATCTGTGAAAATAGGAGAGGTTATACAGCCAAAAGATCCTCTTTATAGCGTTGCTAGGGGCTGTTTATTAGCTGCAGAGGCTGCTACTTAATTTTAAATTTTTAACTAATATAAGTTATGCAAAAAATAAAAAGTGTAGAAGATCTTGGGACCGCTTCTTATGTCCTTATGCATAATTATAAATTGGCAGGAAGAAGAGGTAGAGAGGTTCTTTTTGACATAGAAGAAGAAAAGAACGAAGAGAAATTTGATGAAATATGCCTTGATTATTTAAGCAGTGAATTTCACAGATTTGACTCTTGCATAATGAGTTTGAAGAAAATTAGAGAATATAACTTTAACGAAACAGGTAATATTAGATTTGCTACTGACTTAGGCGTTGCTGCATATATATTGATGCATAAATATAAGGTGCTCGGTAAAAAAGGAAAATATATCTATTTTGAAGTTGAAAGTGATAATAAATTCGACGAACTTGCCTTTGAATATTTAACAAGTGACTTCCATAGATTTGACTCTTGCTTGATGAGTCTGAAAAAAATAAACGAATATATTTCTGATAAAGTATAATATATATTATCATGGAAAAAGTAGAATTAGATAAACTTACAAAACTTGTAGATGATTTTGTAACACAACTGAAAAAAGACCTGCTAGTTGTTAGATATAAACCCGCCCAGACTGGTGTTTTGCCAAGAGTTTGGGACAGGATGAAAAATTGGTGGCACAACACTGTGATGGGTGGAAATAATCCAGACAATCCATATGTATACAAAAATAAGTTTGGAGCGCTTGGACACGAAGATGATGTAAAAAAAGAATCTAACCGCTTGACTTTATCCCAATACAATTTTATTAAAGAGCAGTACAATAAACTTGAATCAGAATTGTCTGTTTTAAATGAAGACCTTGAGACAGAGTCAGAAAATTTGAAGAACTTAAAACTTTTTAGAATAATAGATAGCTGGGCAGATAAATTTAAAAAGGAAATAATAAAACAATTTTCTGGTGCAGCTGAGGGCAATGCTGAATCAGAGGAGTCTGTTTCTGGGTCTGGTACTGGTACCGCGCAAATGGATGCTGGTGCTGCGCAAATGGGCACTAACACTGCACAAATGGGTGCCATTCCAGGAGCTACGTCAAGAGCAGCGGTTGCGGCAACTCGCGGCAACCCGGCACGAGTTAAAATTTATTGGAGCAAAGATGGGTGGGGACCAAAAGAAAAAATAACATCGGCTCCCAAAACTATATCTGAAATTATTGAGATGTCGGAAAGAGGAAGGCAACAAAAAGATTCAATAAACCATATAAAGAGAAAAGTTTTTGAAAAATTAAGTGAAAACAAAGATGATCATCCTGATTACGCTATGGCTGCTGAAAAGCCCAGCCAGGGTGATAATAGGATAAGTGAATTCGAAAGAACTTTTGAAGAAAAATTTGGGAAAACTTTTGAAGAATTCAAAACTAATTTTGATATAGATTTTGAAAAATCTTTCAAAAAAATATTAAAAGATTACGAAGAGAGACTTAAATCTCATCCCAGCGAAGTTTCTAAGGTGGAAGGCTCCAAAAGTAAGTGGGAAGGATTTTTAGTTAGGCATGTGGCAGAGATTTTGAACCTACACCTAACATATATAAGTGCGGGTGGAAAAGGTGTGTTGAATGACGATGAAGAGGATACTTGAATTTTTGGTCAATATTCACTTAGCTATTATCTTGTTCAATAGATCTATATCTATGTTTACAGAATTATTCGGCTGTAAATCATTTTGCTCTACTGGTACTTCTCTTTTTATTTCATTTATAATTTCTTGATGTTCTGGATTCTCTGGGTCTAACTGTTGTTCTTCACAAATTCCAACAATGTTGTTGAAAAAGAAAAGATTTTTACAATTTGTAATAGGATGTAGTGTTTCTATCGTATCTATGTGCACAGCTTGGCAAACACCTGTGAAGTAGTCATTAAACTGAGTTTCTGTGAAGTTTCTACCTGTGTGCACAGTAAAAACTGTTATTGGCTTGCCAATAAAATATTTGAATTTTTCTAAATTTGGATTCATATGTCACCGGCAAGGAAACCCACTTGCTTTAGCGGGTGGGAGGAATTGCCGTTTAGTATAGGAAAATTTCCTAAAAAGTCAAGGAAAATTTTAAAATAAGTGCATACATACCTATTGAAGGTATATGAAAATATGAAACTTGCGACAAAAGTCAAATTGGTGGTCAACCAAAAGGAAAAAGAGCAATTAACTCAAACAATGATTGCTTTCAACCGTGCCGCCAACTATGTTTCAAGGGTCGCATTTGAAAACAAAACTTTCGGACAAGTCAATTTACACAAACTTGTCTACTACGAAATCAAGCAGAAATACAACCTCTCAAGCCAATTGGCAATAAGAGCAATTGGCAAAGTGGTTGATGTTTATAAAAACAAGAAACAAAGAATTGGTATTGTTAACTTTAAAGAAATGGGCAGTATCGATTACGACACAAGAAACCTTTCAATCAAAAAAGACAATGTAATATCCTTGGCAACTCTTGGCAAAAGGATAAGCATTAAATACAAATACCATAAACCACTCAAAGATTATGATCTTTGTTGTCAAAGCGAATTAAACTTTGACAAACCAACAAACAGGTTCTATGTAAGTTTCTTTTATGATAAAACTGAACTTGCTCCATATGACACTGAAAAATTTATTGGCGTTGATTTGGGTGTAGTTAATTTGGCAACCACAAGCGATGGCGAAGTTTTTAGTGGAGAAAAAGTTGAAGAATACAGAAAGAAAATCACAAAATTAAAGGCTGAGTTGCAAAGCAAAAAATCAGTATCGGCAAAATACAAACTAAAAAGATTAAGTAAAAGGGAGGCGAATTACAAGAAAGATGTCAATCACTGTATAAGCAAGAAATTGGTGCAAAAAGCAAATGCACTTAAGGTTGGAATCAAATTAGAAGATTTGAACTTTAAGAAAAAGGTTAAGAGCAAAGGTTACACCAAGAAGTGGAAAGACAATAATGCAAGAATAGGCAAGTGGGCTTTCTTTCAATTGCGTAGTTTTATTGACTACAAAGCCAAGTTGCTTGGCATTCCTGTCATTTACATTAAACCTGCTTATACAAGTCAAACATGCAGCAAATGTGGTCATTGCCATGAAGATAATCGCTTAAATCAAAGTGAATTCAAGTGTTTGTCTTGCGATTATGAAAATAATGCTGATCTCAATGCTGCAATTAATATTTCAAGGGCTTCTATCAACAAGCCTATTGTGGATAACCATAAGGTTAAATCACAAACCCAGTCCTTTAGGGGCTGGGTAGTTGATCACATTCCCTTTATTCTAAAATAGTCTCCACCCATACCCATAGGAGCTTGGAAATCTAAATTTTTTCTTGTGGCTAGTGCATAGTTTTTCATGACAGATGGACCTTCTTTTACAAACATTTCGTTCCAGTCTTTATAGGACTTATGAGGACTAACGAACATTAATCGTTCTTTTAAGTTTTTTGACTCAATGTTTTTGTTAATCATGTCTGTCATTGTGGTCATGCCTCCCAGACCAGCCTTGTCATTATCAAGACATATAACTATCTTGTAATCTTTTATTAAATTCATTTGTTTTTCACTTAGGTTTTTGCCGCCGCAAGCAACCCCGTTTAGCCCACTGTAGAAGAGACTAAGTGCGTCAAACTCTCCTTCACAAAGATATATTTCTTCATTTTTCTCAGCCCAGTTTCCTCCTGCGAAAAATAAAACGTCAGACTTGCCGACTCCAACTTCTTTAGGTGGACCTAAGTATCTAATTCTTGAATTACCAACATGTCTACCGTTCCAATAAAAAAGATCTCCAGAAGAATCATAATATGGAATTATTATTCTTGCTTTATAAGGGGCTGTCTTGCAGATATACAATCCATCCGTAGGTATTTTTCTTTTAGCAAGATATTCAGAAGCTAAATTTCTCCAAAAATTATTCTTTGGCAAAGAGCTTATTAGACAGCTTCCTTCTGGCAAAGATAGTTGGACTTTTTCGGGCTTGCTTATTTTTACATCTTGATTTTCATCTATGTTTTCAAAAAACTCAAAAAGCTTTTCTTCTAATTCTGATATTGTTGATCTACCATGTAGAACGCATATGGCTTTTTCAAAGCTACACTTATCTACAATTTGTATTAATTTCGGAAGGGAGCCTTTTTTATCTGTTTTGAAGCAATGAAAAACACCATTTTTTCTTTCTGTTTTGCCGCCTGATGGGCTACACCATAGATGGTATTTTGTATCATCTGCAAATATAGAGTTTAATACAATCTCGTTTCCCTTGACGACTACATCTCCGTCAAAGCGATCTTCTGCCCATTTTTGGAAGTTCTCAAAGATTCCCATGTTCAAATTATATCGATTTTTGTTCTTTTTTGCAATTCGATTTACTCCTATAGTTTATGAAAATAGAACATTTATCAGTCAGTAGAAAACAACTTTGGGATCAATGCAACCAGGCATATAAATACAAATATCATTTAAAACTATCATCTCAAGAGCCTGAGCCTGAGTATTTTCTTTACGGAAAACTTGTTCATAAAGTGGCAGAGGAGTATGTCAAGAATAAAGGTGAAATAGAAATAAATAAATTTCTTCAGCCGTATTTAAAAGGTGAACTGATGCTAGAGGATAAGAAGGTAGAATTAACATCTGAATACAAAAATAAATTAAATGAACATATAACAAATATTAAAAAATTAAGCGATAGAGTAGGCTTTGATGGAGAAACAGAATATTTTTTTAAATATGATTTAGATCCTCCGCATGAGAAATATTTAACAGGTGTTATAGATCGATTGATAATCAAAGATGATATGTGCTTTATAATAGACTATAAGACTACGAAGAAGGGTAGGTGGAGGAAAACTCCTCAAACAATACGTCAAGATACACAGATGTTGTGCTATGCAAAAGTTGTACAAAAGCTTTTTGGAATAAAAGCAGAAAATATAAGGGCTGCTCTTTATTATTTGGATGGCGGAGATTTAATACCAACTAAATTCAATCAATCTATGCTTGATGGAGTGGAGAAAATGCTATTGAGTATATACAATGATATTCAAGCTAAGGATCCGGAAAATGTTTTCGGAAGGACCGGGGATCACTGCAGGCGCTGCGATTTTCGTAAATTATGCCCATTCTACTCATTGACTTAGAGAGATGGCATCAGAATATAATCTCCTTCAATTATTTCTTTTTTATTTGTATTTCTATTTAAAATAATTACTTTTTGTTTTTTAATTTTAAGAAGCCAGTCGAAACCATTCTTATTCCAAAAATCATGAATAACAGGTAATGATGTAAAAAATCCTTGTCCTCCACCATCGAATGCTGTAGTTCCCCAACAAGTTCCTATATAGAAAAAGTTATCATCGACAAGACCGCCGCCGGATCTGCCGGGTCTTGGGCTGTTTTGAATGGTTACTAAATCCCCTCTATTTCTTAACCCTACTATCTCTACTTTATAATGAGCCACTTCGTTTCCTCCGTCGCAACCCATAGAATGAGCTATTGTGCCTTTAACATAAGGGTAGTCTTTTTGAGCTATTGGGAAATAATCAGGGACCCAGTCGGGCGTAAACTTTATTAGAGCTGTATCACAACCTTCAACATAACTGTAAAATAAAACGCTTGCATCGTATGTTTTTGTTTCATCTAACTTCTTATTATTATGAAACCAAGTTAGAACCTTGCATTTTAGCTTTTTGATTTTTGCTTGCTCATAATTCAAGACACCAGGATTCCAAAGGTGTCCACACGTTGCCACATAAGCTGTATTATCTTTTTTATCATAATAAATTATTGTCCCAGAACCGCTTGCTCCATTTACCATAATTTTTAAAGAAGGAGATAAAAACTTTTTGTATTCTTCGCCTCTTTCTTCTATTGGCATTCCATAAAGATCGTTTTCCCCCGTCAGAGGAACAGTGGGGACCAATGGCATATTATCCATTGGGTGTTTAATTCTTTGGGCAAAAGCCGAAGATGTAAAACACAATAACAAAAAGAAAAAACACAAATATTTAACCATAATGTATTTATTAGTTTTGCTAAAAATATTACTCATATAATGTTATGAATTCTATACTGTGCGTTTCTCACAATGTTTTTTTAACAAGAGAACAAAGATACGATATTTATGAAGGAAAACAAATAGAGGTTGTGGGTGTTAGTGTGCCCGTTTGGTTTTATGACAAGAGTGAGACATCTGAGCCTGCAATAGAAGTTTTTTGTAAATACATTATTGCAAATGATGATAAAAATCAATCAAAAGGAATAGATGTAACAGACGATGGCTATAAGATATACCTGGCTAGAGAAGGCGATAATATCTTGCCTACAAAAATAAAAAAGTTTTTTAAGAAAAAAAAAGATTACATACCTTGTTCGAAATTATTATTGGATATAAAAGATGGCGGAGCAGAATGGATTAATTTTAAAGTATATGAAATTTCAGATTATATCAATATAATCCATAGTATAGAAATTCAAAAAATAGAAAATTTAAACGAATCTTTAATTACTTAGAGAAAGATTCACAACCAAAACAATAGAATCTCCAGCAGCCATTGTTAATACTTGATTTAATTTAACAGAAGAAATTAAATATTCAATACCACTCTGTTTAGCAGTTAGAAATATATTTTTGACTGGTCCCCATGCTGGGCTTACTCCAGTTGATGCATTAAAAGTTATATTGCCACTTTTTACAACATAAACAGAATTGGAAATGGTTGGTGTAGACCAAGAAGTTATTTTTTGTCTGCTGTAACCGTTTGCAGAGGGCTCGTTCACAAGAGAAGACATAACATCAGATGTGCTTAATGTAGTTCTATTGTCAAGTCCGGCATAATAAAAATCTGCTCTTGTTGTGTTTCCAAAAAGACAACTCAAAATATAAAACTCACCCGATTGATGTAGTGTGTTTTTTAAGTTGCTTTGCTCGTATTTTATGTAATTGTTTTTATCAAATAATTTTATATTTTCAATTGTCAATAGTCTCATTTGATTTTCCCTTTTCTCTTTCTTTTTCAATCAATCCCTCTAGAATCTGGAGAGTTTCTAATGGATATGCATATTTGGCTGATTTGGCTTCACCTAATCTGCTATTATTTCTTTTTTTATTTTTAATTATGAGTTTATTAAAACCATTTATAAGCTGAGAAATTATGCTTTTAAGATCTGCCGATTCATTTGAAGAATCACAATTCTTATAAGCTAATTCTAAATAGTTTACAACCGTCTCATAGTTATGTTTCACAATTTACCATCCAAACTCTTTTAATATTTTATTATTTTTTCTATATAAATTAAAAAGAAGCTCTTGTTGCTCTTCACTAATAGAGGAACTTGTGCTTATTTCTTCTTCAATAAAATCTTCATATCTTGAATCAAAAAGCTCTCTTTTAATTTCTTGACAAACGTCACTGCTTAAAATACTTGTCGCTTCCTGGGGAGCAGAAGCTCCAACTGGTAAGTCTTGAATCATCTGGTTTCTGACGTACAAAGATAAACATAAAGCTGAGATTGCATCGTCATGCTTTCTTTTTTGAGCCTCGGCTCTTTTAGTAACTGGGTTATATTCAAATGTTTGCAACTCAGAAGTTAGACGGGCACTATTTATCCTAATTGATTTGCTAAGAATTCTACTTTGCATAGCCTCCAGTAGCATTGGTCTATTTATTCTATTTACCTTAAAACCTATTGTTTGCGCCCCACTCTTCTTAGTTTCAAAAAATATATTTTCATAAAACAGCGTGTTCTGCAGAGAACTTAAGACGGCTCCGCCGGCAGCCATGTTTTCAACCACTACTAAAGCTGTATTGTAATATACACCCACTTCTTTTATTATTTGTGCAAATAAATGCGGAGCTATTAAATTACTATAGAACTCAGCAACTTGTTCAAGTGTTTCCATATCAAGAATCTGGAAACAATTGTTGTCTGCATCCTCTCCCATGCCATCAGCACAGTCAACACCTATTATGTATTCTCTACTTTCATTTGGTTCTTTCCAAATCCACAAAGCACCTTTGTTGCTTTCGTCGGTTTCTAACTGTGCTGCTCTGCCGCTTTTATTTGTCCACTTAGGAAAAAGTTTTTTGATGGGAGGCATTTTTTCTGTATATTCAGTCAATTCTCTTATTATATTAGAGGGTATATAAGTTTCGCCAGAGCCTAAGAACTCTCTTAAAACTTCTTGCAGAAACCCTTTTTCTCCCAACTGACGTTTTTGTTCATCGATCCACTTTTCGTTGTTATATTCTGGGTGCTCCCAATAGTCCAGATCTATGACGTTAAACATATTTCTTTTTTCTCTTGCATCATTATATGTTTGTTCATACCAGTTTCCCATACCGTTAACCGTGGATATCAAAACACAGCTGCCACCTGTGCTCAAGACTGGCCACATAGCTTTCCAATGTTTATCCATATCGGGTATGAATGCAGCTTCGTCTATTATTAAAAATGTAACGCTTTTACCACGGGAAGCTTCTGGTGAATAGAATTTCAAGGCGCCCCCAGTGTCAGAAAATTCTTTTAAATGATCATTCCACTTCTTGTCTTTTTTTGGAATAAGCCAAGAAGGCAAGTGCTCTACCGCTCTGTCTATTATAGCTCCTGTGTCTGTGGCTTCTCTGTCTGTTTTAGATATCAACATTATTTGTTGATCCAATTTAAACATACATCTCCACAAACCCCAAAGAAGAGTGACTGTGGTAAGACCGCCCTGTCTAAACTTAGAAATTATATTAAATCTGTTCTTTTCGTAATCACTTATTACTTTTCTTTGATAGTTAAAAGGAACGAATGGTATCAATCCCTTAACAGGATGAAGGATTTTAATATACTTGTGACAAAAATACTCAAAACTATTGACACATTTAACAATTTCTTTTTTTTGTCTGTCCATATCATATGAATTTACCTCATCCATTGTTTCTGTTGGATCTATGGCGAACTCATAATTACTTAAGGTAAAGTACTTGGGATCGTAATGTTTTAAATAATACTCTTTAAAGTCCATAAGTTTATCTATTAAAAAAGCCCCTAAAAATCAGGGGCTTTAAAAAAGAAAGGAAATTAATCTTGATTGTAATCAATATTCTTCATCTTCATCTTCATCTTCATCCCAATCCTCATCGTCATCTTCATCCTCGTCTTCATCCCAATCCTCATCGTCCTCATCGTCATCTTCATCCTCATCGTCACCTACCTCTTCCCACTCCCCGCCCCAGTCTTCATCTTCCTCGCCATCCTCCTCTTCTTCATCTTCATAGTCATTATAATCTTCTTCTTCATCATCGTTATCATCAACGAAATAATCTTCGTCTCTTGAAAAACAAAAAACATTAAGAAGCTTCTCTGGGAGCATGGTTTCAAAGTCTATAATTTGGGGCATCTTTTATTTTCCTTTCTTTTTCAACAACAGAGGTGAAAATTTACCATTAAATTAACTTTAAGTCAACCTATCTCTTTTTGGGCAAATATAGTATAGTTTAATTTATAAATTTATTTCTGACTAATTTATTGTTTTCTACTTTAAATAGATTTCCTAATAAATTATTCTTACTCAAACTATTTAAGCACATAACCGCAATATTTACATTTTCTTCAATATTATTGGTAGATTGTATAAATATACCACCCTTTGATAATTCATATCTATCCTCGAAAGGCACTTCTATTTCAACATTATAAAGATTTTTATTTAAAATATCTTTTTTGCTCACATAATCCGATATCTTTAAAGTCTTTATTTTCTCCATATCGCTATAAATCTCAGTTCCTTCAGACTCTATTTTCAGAAACTTTTTATCTCCTTTTACATTATCAAAAGAAAAATTATTCAATAAGCTTATTTTTCCAATAATATTTCTTTCTGTGAACACCTTATTTAATGTTTCAGAATATTTTGATCCATTTCCAGAGTCAATTAATATTATTTTTTTTGCCAAAGCTTCAAATAGTCTGGCTGTCATGGGCACATTCTGAACGGCTTCGAAAAAATAACGAGCCATAATATCTTTTGCAGACATCAAAGAATCGTATTGATTAATATTATTTTTAACATTAAAATTATAAATTCCAACTAAGCAGGCGTACCACGCACCAGTCCAAACTCTGCTAAAGTTATGACATTCTCTGCTCAAGACGTTATCAGGAGTGTTATCTGATAGTCTGTCTGGGGAGACGTAGTTAAAGTTATTGGCTGCATCTCTTAAAAATAAAGGACTGTACCCCTTTTTTCCTTTTGTTATATTGAATATAGCTTTGGCAAGCTCTTCTGCGAGCTTTGATATGACATTACTCTTGCTGAGATCTCCAGAAGTTTGTTTTAAAGCCATATTCACAAGATCTTTATTTTCCATTATGTTTAATATCGCAACTATATCTCCAAAAGATTCGTGTAAAGCCCAAACTTCATAAGATTGAACATTCCAAAAATCTGGTCTTATAGCATCCAAAAGGGCGTGACCAGTTTCGTGAGAAACTATGTCGCTACTGTCGGCTGTATAAATATTCTTTTTAACAACAGGATCAAGTGCATAAAAGAACTTTAGGCTGTGTCTATCGTAAAAAGCATTTAGATCTTGACCAGCGGTTGGATATACATTTAATTTACTAGTCGCTGCCCAACGCCCAGGAAATTTTTTCATTTTTGGCGTAATATTGCCAACAGTGTTGTTGACTATGGCATAGCAATTGGCTGCTCTGCCTTCTGGCGTGGTCATTTTGTGTCCACCACCTACGAATCCGCTGACATCAATAGGCAAAACAGAGCCAGAATATATGGTGCTTCCTATTAATTCCGGGGTTGTTGGATCATTCACCCAATATTCTATGGGTTGATTATTATTCAGAATGTTTGTTTTTTTAGTTGGAAAAATCCAATTATATATTTTGTTTAGCATAAGAAACTCCTTTTTCTTTTGACTCTATAGATATATATTGCGTGAAGCCATGAAATTTAATGAACAACAAATAAAAGAAAAAAGAACAGTAGAAGCCATACAAAAAGAATACATGGGATTTCAAGGGAAGCTCGTATGTATAGCCAGAAATCTTGGTCATGAGATATTAGATCAAGGCGTAGTTAAAGAGACTTTGTCATATGATGATTTTTGGAAAACTTCCGGCGAAGACATACAGGAAATGGATATAGAATCAAATGTTGATTGCGTAGGTTGGTTTTTTGATGGACTTGGAATGGGCGTTAATTTAGAAATATTTGTTTTTGAAAATGATAAAAAAATTAAAGTAGCATATGAATCACAAAATGTTTATGAGGAAGTTTCGGGAGAATTAGAGGCTTATGTTCCAAACATTGTATGGGAGGAAAAGATAAACCCACTATACAAAAGGGCTAAAGAAAAGGAAATTAAGAGCCGAGAGAAGCAAAAAGAATTATCCAAATCAAATTTTGAAGAAAATAAGAAAAAATTGATAAATTACTTAAGTAATAAATGGGGAATATAATTATATATACCTGTACTTAAAAGGGAGACAAAAATGAAAAAACCTAACAAGAAAAATGAAACAAAACCATTGGATCAAAAACAAAAGCCCATGGTTCCTAAAAATAGAAAACAGCCCGCAAAAGAAAATAAATCTTTAGCTCCTAAGGCGGTTGAATCAAAAGTTGATGCCAAAAAATCAATGATACAAAAAATTGAAGAAAAGATGTCAGTAGCAAAAAAGAGTGATGCAAAACTGGATGTCTCAAAAGTTGTAGATAAAGTTTTAGTTGTATTTATTGCTCTTCAAGTAATAGGTTTAGTTTACCTGCTAGTTAAATAAGGATTAAAAATGTTTTTTCAAAATTTATTTGATCAAGAATTTCAAGGCTATTTAGTTTTAGGTGATAGACAAGCATCTATCACTTACAAGATACCAGCAAATAAAAATGCTCAAACAAAACAAATAGCTTGGAACTCTGGTCCGTACGATCTTTCATCTTTGAATACTTTGACTCTAAATTATTCTTGGGATAGAGATTTTAAAATATGGAGCTCAATTCAAATAAACATAGCTGGAGCAACTGCCTCACAAACAAGAGCTTCGGAAATAGCATCCGCATTAAATGCAAACCCAGTTTTTTCAGAACTACTTGTTGCTTCTGTTACCAAATTAAATAATGCAGACACAATTGTTGTATCCAAGAATAATCTAAAGCGTCAGGATATAAAGATTTATTTTAGCAATACAGGCGCCGAATCTTTATTAAAATTCAACAAATATGCAAGTGTTGCAGATCTTCCAAGTTATTTTGAAAGACACACAATAGAAAATAGATTAACTTATCCAGATAGCCTCGGGATGTTAATCAAGCTGGACACCTCTGATTCCTTAGATCAGGATGTAATTGAGGCTGCTGGATTCACAATACCTTCAAAAGATGATTATGAGCTTCTTAAGGGAAGATCTGGCTTATTTACTTTTCAAAAAATAACAGTAGATGGTAGTGATAGGATAACTCAAATAATCGAATATCCTGCTGGAGCGGTGGAAGGCGACTTTGCTCGAAAAATAAACTACACATATAGTGGTAGCAATACTAATCCCTCAAAGGTTACAGAAATACCATATGTGTTGGCAAATGGTGATTTCGTAACACCATAGTTATGAAAAAATATTTTAAATCTCATGGACACTATGATTTAACCAAGGGTGTTGTACGTAGGTTTTGGAAAAAGCCTTTGTATAAAATTACAAATCAAATATTGTATTTTGGTTCTAATTTGACGCCAACTCCAACCCCAAATCCCACGCCCACGCCAACGCCCACGCCACAAGTTTTTGGTAGTTCGGGATTTCAGTGGATGACTATTAATTCTGTTACATCAAACACAGCATCTGGAATCGGTCAAAACGATATTACTGTTGCGATTACCCAAAGCGGTGGTGGAATGGGAGAGCTTACTGGAATGTATGCTGCGAATTCCTTTCCTGCAGAGTATGGTGTGCCGTTTAATGGGACTCAAATAAAAAATACCCAATCTGGTATATTTACTGCTACTTTCAGTAGTCCTGTCACAGATGCTTTGGTTGCATTCGCTAGTGTTGGTCAACCAGGACTTGCTGTTCCTGTTCAGGTTTCAACGCCATTTACTCCAATTTGGAGTATAGATACAACATATCAAAATCCAACAAATTCTACTCAATATGATCAGTTTACAGGCGCAGAAGGATTTAATATCATTAGAATAGACGGAATGGTAAGTAGTGTGACATTTAATTATACTGTGAGTGAAAATTACTGCACAGTTTGTTTCGGGTTTGTTGATCAAAACACATTACCCACACCAACTCCTACTTCCACTCCTACTCCTACGCCAACACCAACGCCACCTACACAACTACCAGTAGACTGTGTGGTCAGCGCTTGGGGTGCTTGGAGTGCGTGTAGTCAAACTTGTGATGGTGGCACACAAACACACAGACGCTCTGTATTGGTGGCTCCTGCAAATGGAGGCAGTGCTTGTCCTGCGCTATCTGAAAGCAGAAGTTGTAATACGCAACCTTGTTCTACACCAACACCATAGGCAACCACATTAACTTAAAAATTTAAGTATTTCGTCTCTATCTTGTCTGCTGTCTTGTATTTGATTTTCAAGAAATATAGTGACCCAATATCCGTCTACCCCGCCCAGTTGTTCGGCATCATCTATTCTTTTGACATAATTAGCCAACACTTCTTCTTCCATAGATAGAGCGTAGTTAAGAATCTCTCCAAGAGAAGACAATGTTGGAAACTCGTTGCACACTTTTGTAGGAATGCCGCCCAAGCCTTTTATCATGTCTGACCACTGAGTCACATGATGCATTTCACTTTCAGCCTGCTTTAATAGAAACTCTTTATATTCTATTGAAAGCAAGCCTGTGAGTGTGCTTGCGTTATGAAGATAAAAATTATGATGCTTCCATTCATTTTTAAGATCATTGTTTAAAAGATTGATAAGCTCTTGTTTAGTCACTATTATTCTCCGAATTTTATTTGTTCGTGATCGTAGCTGGCTTCAAAAGGCTTGAAGTCAACTATTGTGAATTTAGGATTATTATTGTAATCAATTTTGTTTATAAGTTCAAGAGCGAATTTTGTTATTTCAACCATACCCTTGTAGTTTAGTTTTTCAGGAGTATCTCTTGATGTGTGATAATATGGATGAACTCCTGTATGAATAAAAGCTATTGGTATTTTTTTATTATAAAAACTTGAGTGGTCGCTTGAACCTGGTCCGAATCCGCTAATCTTTTTTGCGAAATTATATTTTTCATTTAAACTATAAACATATTCTCTAAGATCAACCGAGCTTTCAAACATATTGGCTTTTCTGATATATTTTTCATCTAAATATCCCACCATATCAAAATTTATCATTGCCAAATGCTTTTTAATGTCTGGACCGTCTAGTGGCAGAATAGGGTTATTGCAATAATACTTGCTTCCCAATAAACCCATTTCTTCACCTGAATAAAACTGAAAGCAAACTGTTTTATTTAATTTCATAGTCTTCAGAATCTTGGCTAATTCCAAAAGAACACTCACACCGCTGGCATTATCATCAGCACCAGGATGAATTGCAGTCTTATCCCTACTATATGCAGGTCCGTAGCCTATATGATCAAAATGTGCTCCTAAAACTATTATGTCGTCTTTATTAGTGTCCGATATAATATAAGCAATTATATTTTCTGTGAATGCATCTCCTTCTTCTTTGTTTGGACCAATGTTGACTGCTTTTTTAATACCAAATCTTTGTCTTACATGAGATATTCCATTCTCATCCAACACAGAATCAATGTAATCTGCGGCTTTTTTATTACCAGATTTGCCGCTCATTCTGCCTTCAAGATCTTTATCAGATAATTTTTCAACATATTGCTTCAAATCTTGTTCGCTCACGGCTTCTACAGCTTCTTCAAGAGAATTAAACTTTTTTTCTTCGATTTTCTGTGGTTGTTTATCGATAACAACAAATTTTGTGTAAATTAGCCCAGAATTAATCAATGAAAGCAAAAAAGACGTTAAAATTAAAAGTTTTCTTCTCATGTTTTTCCTTTTGTAAAGCCTATTATATATTAGAAAATTTTTTTTTATTGTGTATATATAATTTAGCAACTCGATAACAAGGAAAAACAATGAAAACTTTTTATGAATTTGTTGATCACAAGAATCTTGAGAACTCTATTGTCAGAGCAGCCGATCTTATGGTTGAAATGGACATAGATCCACAAACATTCATATTAGATTATGTTTCGAAAGATCCAGATATTGAGTTACAAGAAGGATTTTTAGATACAATAAAAAATATTGGTTCTGGGATCAAGCAATTCGGACAAAATGTTATCAGCGGCGGAGGCGTCAAGGGGGGCTGGGCTCAAGCAAAGGACACAGTAATGGGTCCTGGATCTAAATTTGATTCTGCTGTTAATTCTTTGAAAGCATTAATCGATACATTAGAAAAGAATGATCAGACTAAAAATATGACAATGACAGATGGAAAAACTAATTTAGCCTTCTACATGAAAAGAATATTGGCTACTCTTGAAAAGCAAAAAGAAATGATTCCAAGAATGCAGCCTGCGGCAAATACTCAACCAACATTCTCTCAAAGAGGTGCTGGAACTCCTTCTGGTGGAACTCCTTCTGGTGGAACTCCTTCTGGTGGAACTCCTTCTGGTGGAACTCCTTCTGGTGGACCATCACCTCCTCCAACAACATGAGAACTTTTAAAAAGTTTTTAAGAGAAAATGAAGAACACGAAGATGAAGAGCCCTTGCCCTGGTCCCACGAGCCAGGCGGAGAACCAGACTCCGTTCGCGACATCTACGGAAAGCATTGGAAATCAAAAGAAGAGGCTGACATCTATTATAAAAAAGTCGAGGAATATAATAAATGGGCAAGAGGAGAGTTTGAAAAAGGACATTCGATAGATTCAATAAATAAAATAGCAAAAGATCATAAAATACCTGATCACATTATTAATAATAATGCACGCTACCTAAATCGACTATCAAGAGAAAAGAATTTGGTAAATTGGGCAAGAGGAGAGCTTGAAAAAGGACATTCTTTTGACTCTATTCTTAAAACAATGGCTGACACAAGTGAATCAAAAGGCGACGATCGCGATGAGGCATTTTTTTTGGGTAATTATATGCTAAATCATCTGTCTAGCTCGGAAGAAGAAAGTGTTGAAAAAATAACTTCTTGGTTACTGGCGGAGAGGGAGAAAGGATTTAAGGAAGATGATCTCGTGTCTTTAGCAAGAAAACACAAAGTAAAAGAATTAATTCTATGGTGTGCTGTTATGCAAGTCTATCACAAAAGCCGCCGAGGTGGACCAAGCTTTAAGTATAAACTTTATTATTATTAACTCTCCTAAAGAGAGGTAATTTATGCTAAAAATCGAAGGAATACCTGGAATTTCTATTGAAACTTCCGCAGAAGAGAAAAAAGAAGTTGTTTGTAATTTAACAGTTGAATTAAAATGAATAAAATTCTTTTAATTGTAAGTCACTTAGAATCAGGAAGTGACAGATTAGTTCAAAATTTGGACTCTGGTGTTAGGCTTCAGAGGTTAAATTTTAATTTATATTCCAACTTAGATTGTCTATCTTTTAAAAGACCAAACACAGAATATAGAAAAAGACCCAAGGTTTATTTTGATCACATTCTCTATAATCATGAGTTTTCTTGCAAAGAATTATTTAAATATCTGAACTTTGTTTATGTTGTTGGTGATCCAAAAAAATCTTTAGATAGCATAGTTCATAATAAGATTTATGATGAAAGAACTGCTTGTAATTATTACTGCTTTAGAGTTAGAAGAATATATGAGATGATCAAAAAATCAGGCGACTGCCTTGTGTTTTTTGATGAAGATTTACAAAACAATGAAACTTACAATAAAATTCATCAAATGATTGGAATAAAAGATAAAATAAAGATAAAAAATAACACACAAGATAAAAAAGAAATTTATATAGATAGAAACATAATGAGCGAAGCCGAAAGCTTCTATGAAAAGTATAGATATAAAATCAAAAGTCTAATTGTTAAATAATTTGTAGTTTTCATATATACCTTTATAAATCATTAAAAAGGAAATTATATGAAAACATATACCAGCGACCTTACTTCAATACCATCTTGGCTAGCCGAATATGGTAATCAAACCGGGAAAACCTTAAACACTGACTTTGGCTTTGGTCCTGATGGTATGTATTTTATTGGAAATTCTAGTCAGGATGGTCCGTTCGGCAGCACTCCGATCACAGGATATAGCGTAAGAACTAATTTTAATATCAGTGGGCATCAAGTTTGTGAAGTTATTTTTACAGTAGATCACAATGATGATTGCACAGACCAAGGTATATGTTTTTATAATGATGGACAATTACCAAATTGGAATTGGAATCCAGATCCTTCAAGAATAGCGTTTTCTGTTAATTGCCCAACTCCATACATTTACGGCACGAACAAGTTTGTAAACAATTCTGGTGAGTATTATGGTTTATGGAACTCAGACAGAAGAGGCTCCGATGTTCTAGAAAATGGCGTCTACACCTTCAAGGTCACATATAACCCAGCCGCCAGAACCGTTACTGCCGTCACCTATGAAGGCGAGGACACCTTAGGAACTGTTCTTGACACAATTGTGTTGCACGAGAAGTTGATGGATGGCGGTCCTTACCGAATTGGATTTGATGCTGACTATGATGGAGGCACGGCTTACTTCAAGGGCGTAATGATCAACATTTACGAAGCAAATGGTGCCTCGGACGACGAAGAGTTGAATGGGCAACTAAGCAATCTCAAGACGGGTTACTCCCAGGTCACTGACCTTGTTAAGGGTCTGTTTCTGTTTTCAGACGATGCCGATATAGATGGCGGTAGTGGAGATGGAATAGATCCCAACTTTGATCAGCTTGGTCTTGGCGATGTTGTGCTCATACAGGCTGATGGAAAGATTGTGGTCGGAGGTGTGAGTGGGTTAAACGACCAATCTCGCAACATAAGAAGAATAAACGAGGACGGAACAGAAGATGAAAGTTTTATGCCTCCTGTTTTCAGCGGTGGTGATAACGGATACGTTCGTGATGTCGCTCAACAGTCAGATGAGAGATTGATTGTGGTCGGGCATTTTGACCAAGTCAATCAGTTCGATGTCGAGGCATCGGCGGGTCGCATCGTCAGGCTGAACTCGGACGGAACTCTTAATGAATTTAATTGTGTTCCGGGTGCAAATAGCAACATATATGTGGTCAAGGTGCTAAGTGATGACCGAATCTTGATTGGTGGAAGTTTTAACCAATATGGCGGCGTAAATTGTAGCAAAATTGCCCTTTTGGACAGCAATGGAATTGTGGATGGAACCTTTGCGGGAAATGTTTCATTGAATGGCGCTGTTCACGCAATAGAGGTGACGGGCGACTATTCCGGAGGAACCCTTGGAATATATGTCGGCGGTCAGTTCACGAACAAGATCATAAAGTTGAATGAAGACGGAACCACAGACGGCAGTTTTAGCGTAGGGTCTGGGTTTGGTAGTAGTATCGGCGGTGGCAATCCCAGAGTAAGTTCCATCAAGGTTCAGCCTGATAATAAAGTTTTAGTTGGACACTGGTTCAGCACCTATAATGGCGTAGATTGTGGAAAGGGACTGACTCTTTTGAACAGCGACGGAACTAGAGACAATAATTTCCTTTCTGTTTTCTTTGATGATGTTTGGACAGGAGACACACCCGATGATGGCAATCATCAAGGCGGAGTTAACACCATAGCTCTTCAAGATGATGGAAAGATAATAGTTGGTGGTTGGTTCGACAATGCAAACGGGTTGTGGCAGAGCAGGATAGCAAGATTGGAATATACCTATCCTGCTGCATCTACTTCGATAGACAGAACATTCGATATCGGATTCGGATTCAGTTATAATGGATGGAATTGGGGTCCAAGAGTTCAAGATATAAAATTGGACGCTGATGGTAATGTTTATGTTGCCGGAAGTTTCACTGATTACAACCATGCCGCAAGGTTTCAATACGCCAAGTTGGACGCAAATGGCACGTTGCAGGAGTGGAGCGTTCTTCCTGCTTTCAAGCAGATGGGAATAGACGACGGCATGGACGACATGTATGACGGAGCAAATTTTTTAAATACCAATCTGACGCTTCCTTATCTTTACATTAAGTGCTATGGAGGCAATAATGTTGTCAGCGGTGGTGAAGGAGCTTGCGGGTGTCCCGAAGCCGGAGTTATTTGTGGGCTTAACGCTAACAGTAGCATTCCTTCCACTCACACTCAAGCATGGGATCAAGGACCAGAGGACGATTTTTATGATGAATCAAGAGGTCCAGACGAAACAGGTAGCGACGATATTGAGTGGCCTGAGTACCGATATCTCCCTGTGTGCGACAGCCACGTCATGGTCGGTGATGGATATTTCGGTGAAGGGAGCAGTTACTTCACAGCTATGTTCCCCGGAATGTTCGTGCTTGCGGCAAACAACATCAACATCACACAGTTTTCAATAACTGGGGATATAGGATCGGACGGCGACGGTGCAGATATTTCAGAAATATTCCCAATTAACGCAGGGGGCAACACTTATACCGCATATCTCAAAACTAATTATGGTGCTGGTGATCCTTCGATAAACCACATTATAATCGTTGATGGTAATGGAGATGGAATCGATCAGTTTTATGATCCAACTTCTAGGGGTGATGAGCATTGCATCACTGGGCTTGAGGGCAAGACAAAACTCTTCTTTCTTTGTGTGGGCAAAGGCAATGGGGTTGCAATGGAGGCTGCAGAAGCAAAAGAAATTGCAACTAAATTCTTGGAAGTAGCTGGATTAGGTGGCTGTGGTCCAAAGACATATGAATTAAATCTTAGTCCAGATCATCCAGAAACTATTCCTAATTATGCCTATGACGGAGAAGGCAATATGGATACTGCAATAATAGTCGATCCAGTTACCGGAAAACGTAGAAGTATCCAGAGAACCGGATACTTTGAACTTACTGATAATTGCGGAAACAGAAAAGTAGTTTCGGCTAAAGATGGCGAAATTGTGAGCTCAGACACAAATACTTGGTATAACGCAGTTAGTTCGTTCGTAGAACCTGTGGTGGTTACACCAACACCAACACCAACACCTACGCCAACAGCAACAGCTACACCTACGCCAACAGCAACAGCTACACCTACGCCAACAGCAACAGCTACACCTACGCCAACAGCAACAGCTACACCTGAACCAACAGCAACAGCTACACCTGAACCAACAGCAACAGCTACACCTGAACCAACAGCAACAGCTACACCTGAACCAACAGCAACAGCTACACCTGAACCA